GTTATTGTAGTTCCTGATGTTGGAATGTATGAAGTAGCGTAAGAACCTGCTTCCGCTTGGAATCCCCATATTTGTAAATCAGAGCTAACATTTGTAACATTGTAAAAACCTATATTTCTTGTTCCAGTTGAACTCGCCGTAAATGTGTAAGTAAATCTTTGCCATTGAGATGTAGCAGTAAATGCTGAAGATATTGATACACCGAAATCGCCATAAATCCTAAAATACTGCTCAGACGATGTATTACTTTTAATATAAACAGATAGCGTTATTTGTTGTCCACTTGTATGCGAAATGCCTTGAAATAAAAGACTTGCAGTTCCAAGAGATGGAATTTGTAATCTATCTGCGTTAGTATCACCATCTGGACTAACAAATTGATTAGCAGTAACAGTTGGAGCGGTTACTCCAGAAGTAGCCCAAGTAGTTGTAAAATCAGCAGATTGCAAAGCTAAGTTAGTCCTCGCAGGTTCCAACAACAAAGCAGGACACGACTGAACAACCCCATTTAAAATAGGATAATCCAATCTTGGAACTCCACTTGCTACTGTCTCAATTAACCCCTGAGAATTAACTCTTGTAGCAATAGAAGCCCTTGTGAAATCAAAGTCACCATCTCCATTGGCAGGTAGCACAGAATACAAAGTCCCTGCCTTGTATCCCGATGGTATTTGTACTAAAGAAGCATCGTAGTATTTGCTCATTACATTATAATTTTATTTATGTTAGTTTCTACACAAGAAATAGCCTCAAGAGTAGCACTTGCATCAGCTACCCTCTCCGTATATTTTCTTACTATGTTAGTTCTTAAAAAGTCTGTGCTAAAGTAATTAGGACTCACACCAAGACTCTTATTCATATTGTCAATCGTGCAGTAATAAGCCTCAAATACTCCACCATCAGCAATTACTCTCGCTTCTAAAGCATCTACATCAGCTACAATATCTTGGAAGATTTTATAACCCAATGCGTAGTCGCTATATACAATACCCCAGTATATTGGATTGATGACTCCATCACCCCACCAAGTAGTGTCGTATATCTTGCCCCATCCTATGTTGTTGTCTGCGTACATTTATTTCTTTTTATATAACTATTTTTTTGTCTCGTTTTGCTTAATGAACATCAATAGTTTTTGAATGTTGCTATCTTTTGGTTTATATGTTACAGAACCCATCCTTGAAATGTTGAATCTTTGTCAGGGTAAATATCATCGTTTGTATTAGAATAATACTCTGGAAACAAAGACTGATTAAACGACATATAATCAATAAATCTACGAGTGTAATACTCTGCTATATCTCTCTCTTTTTGAACCAAGTAATCTATCTCCTCTTTTGAAGCGATTTCAGAGTTCTCAGAAGTGTGTTTATAAACCCCTCCGTTCTTAATCGAGAAAGAAGCAAATGGTAAATAATCTACCATCGCATAATGAATCAACATAGGTTGAACATAAGTAGTAACTAAACTCAAATAATTACCACTCAATGTACCTGCGATAATATCAGCGGAAATCTTATTGTACAAATCTGTACCCAAGTAATTACGAATATGAATCTCTTGAGCAATCTTAATAAACTGAATAAACTTATCAGTATCCACATTACCATCTAAGATAGTATTGCGAACTATATCCTCTCTTTTTACAAATAACGCTACTGCCATATTATGATGGATAAGCACCTTGTCGTGGCATATCTATTGGAGCAATAGCCACCTCTTTAGGTTGTTTGTTAATTTTAAAACCTTGTCTAACCGCTTCGTTTACATTCACGAATCTTGTTCCGAATAAAGCATCTCCTGCGTAAGGCTCTCCATTTTGCTTTAACTTCTTCTTGTAGATTCTTCTTTCCCATCTATGATAGCAGTTTACTCCACCCTTGTATTTAAAGAGTGAGTAGTTCTGTCCGTTATGACCAAACTTGTTATTCACACCATTAAAAGACATCATATCAATATCTTCTTTGCGGTATAATTTGTCAGCAGATAGTATTCGAGTGCAGAATTGTCTTGAGTCTCCTTTAGGTTCTTTAGATGTTCCTTTTACATACTTGTATCTTACTTTCCATATCTTACCATCAAGATTCGACTCTTGGTTAGCAGATAACTCAGTAATACCATTCAAGTATCCTTCTACATCAAAACCCTCTGGTTCATCTTCCGTATCTTGAGCATCTACAAGTTCATATTCTTCATCCTCAGCTTCACCTAACTCCTCAATCATTGACCAAATCTCCTCTGCGAGTTCATCACTCATAAAAGGTCTTTTATCAGATGACATCTTTACTCCAGTTTCTTCTTCTCGTGTCTCAGAATCTACCGCATTCTCTAAGTCTGTGAACTCTAAAGGTTGAAGCGTTTTAAAGTACAAATTAAGAGCAATATTGTTGTAAGCTAATACTTGGTCAAAGGCATCTATCAAAAGTGTCTGAAATGGTCTAATTACCGTGTTATCCATCAAGATAGAAGCGGTCTTTAACTCATCAGCGTTATTCCCAAGTCCTGAGTTATCTTTAATACCCAAAAGCATAGGAGAAACTACCCTATGAGATACCATAATCTTTCTCATCGATTCATCAGATAAGAATTGGTATTGGTTGTGTGCATCACTTAACTGAACTGGTGTAATAGTAGCGGCAGCATTAGCATCATCGTTAAACGCTAAGATGAACTTACCAGCATTTGAAGAACCTTGAAACTTCTGTTTAATTCTTTGCTCGATTAGTTGTCTCTCTTCTTCGTTTGGAATACCATTGTTGAAGTTGATAAGCATTGATGGAGCAAGTCCATTCAAGATGTTATTTAAATGGTAGTTTGAAATCTCCTCCTCTAATTCAGCATATTGAAGACCTCCTTGATAATCTACTGGTGAGTAGTAATAGAATCCTGCTCTGTAAGGCTTCACAAATAGAATTTCGATAGACTCTTTAGATGTACCGAACGCGGGTATTCTTAAAGGTTTGTCAGATGGTTTAACTTTAGTCCAATCTTTAAAGTAGTAATAAGCCTCAATATCTCCATCTTCGTTAGCTTTCTCCGCTCTTAAAGTCTCAACTGGGAAGTGTTCTACTTGTGCAATCTTAGTTCTATCCTTAGAGTAGATAACTTGCATAGCACACCCACCCATAAGTTTCAAATCATAAGAAAGTTTGCGAACACAATCCTTTTTAAACAAAGACATCATCTGAGCATACGCATCAGGTTTTCTTTGTGAATCGGTAGCATCCAATCCTCTTCCATAAATCATCTCAGAGATACCATTGATGATAGCGTTGTTTGTAGGTGAACCATTATACCTATCAATCAAATACTGATAGTAGTTATTGTCCTCTCCGTAACTTACCCACTCCTTGCCTCGAATCTCACTAACTTTAGGAGAAGTATAAGAAGACAAGTTCACAACACGAACATCCGTACCGCTTTTAGGCTTTTGTTGTATTACTATGTTTCGTTTCATATAATTATATAATCGTTGTCTCGAGAATTTTCTTTAATGTATTCTCTACCATCAACTTCTTTTAACACATCATCTAAACACGCATTGTCCTCAAATACCCCATCAGCCAATGATACTCTTTCAGATAAATTATCTTCCATACCTGCGTTTACAGAATAATAGAAGTTCGAATCTTGATTTATTACTTGGTCTGTACAGAAAATCTTATCTCGGTATATGTCCAAACCATTAGACACCACTTTAAGGTCATAATAACGACCCTCAACAAGAGAAAACACTTTAGATATAGTTAGATACTCTCCAACCTTAGTAAGTGTCTCAGAACTCGTTAAAACAACATTTGTGCTATCATCTCTTAATATAAGCGTACCAGAAGCAGGATAACTTCTCGGAATAAAAGATAATGTTTGTGTTTCAGCAGATGTGGTTAAAATCTTCATACTTATATAACGATTTTATTTCCCTCTTTTGTGTGTGTAAAACAAAAAAGGAGGCAAAAAAGCCTCCCTTAGTGTAACGCAGTCCGAATGTGTTATGCAGTTGGGTCGATATTAGTTGCACCAATAGTTGATGGAGCAGCAGAACAGAAGAATGGTGGAGCAGTTTCTTGAGCAGTTAAAGTCAAGGTGAATCCACTCAAATCTCCCATAGCAGCACCTGAAACGATAGTACCTCCAGTTACTTCAGCACCGTGTTCTTTACCCATTAAAAAGAACTTTCCATTGTTGTCTTCGATTACTACTTGTGGTCTACCAGCAGCAAGAAGTTTAATCTCCTCTTGTGTAGCAGCATCTAAGTAAGTAAAGGTAACATTCAAAGTAGACTCGTAGAAAGTTGTACCATTCTCACGAGAAGAATTGATAGCAGTCTCTAAAGATGAGTTTCCTTTGATTTCGTATTTGTAAAATTCAGCAGCAGTGCCAATCGTAATCACTCCAGCGGTAGGAGATAAAGCGGCAACATCTGTATCATAATTTGCAAAGTAGATATTCTTCAAACCTCCAACAGAAGATTTACAAGGAAGAACTCTACCTTTAGCGATAGA